TTAGATTTTTGACAGATTATTTCAACATAAATATATTTATGATGGAAATACAAGATGATAAAATTTATGTTGTATATGGTGACAAATATTTCAATATTAATAAAATGAATTTGTTTTTAGTATTTTTTAATGATATCTTTGAATGTTTATCTTTCAATAAAAAAAAACTTATTGGAGTAAATGATACAGTACTAACCAAATTGGTTAATGTTGATAAAAATCAATTGGTGATTTTAAATGCTGATTTCTCCAATAATCAAACAATTAAAAATTTTCAACTTGGTCAAGAGGATCTTTCAAAGTATATTGATCCAAATAAAGAATTGTGTTTGCCAATAATCGAATTAGAAGGGCAAACCAACACAGAAATTGCAAATAATTATGATGAAGATGATGATGAAGTAAATACGAATGAATGTCAAAATAATATTGAAGATTCAGAAAAAGAGGTTGATGATAAATATTTTGTTTCAAAGCCAAATGATATTTTTTGTACAAAAACAAATCCTAATGATATAAATGATTGTATGGCAAATGATTTGTTATTATTGAATTCTAAAACAAAATTGACTGATATTCAAAGAATTGCCGAAAAATATAGTATTAATGTACACAAATTGAATAAAGCAAAAAAACAAATTAAAAAGAAAAAGGATGAATTGATTGTTGAGTTGGTTGCATTATTAAAAACAAATTAAAAAAAATTGAAAATACATGAATATATTGTATAAAAGTTTATGTATATAATATAATGAAATCAATCGCATCTTTTAAGGATAATTTATATTTGTTATATAGAGACAATTTTATTGCTAAAGATAAAGCTGATATATATTTTAATATTTTTGAAAAAAAATTAGAATATAACCCACAAGAAGAATCATTTGTTATTGTTGCTGGTAAAAAACATAATATCAAAAGGCAACAAGTAGCTTATGGGGATACCGGAACATTTTATGAATTTTCAGGAAATGTAGTACATGCGAAATCATGGGATTCTGATGATATAGTATGTAAACTATTGAAAAGCATCAAAAAGAAAGTTGAAGTAATGTCTGGTGAAAAATTTAATTTTGTTTTGATAAATAGATATAATGATGGGAATGATACTATTGGGTATCATTCAGATGATGAAAAAGATTTGGTGGAATATGCATCAATCGCTGGAGTATCTTTTGGCCAAGAAAGAGATATATTATTCAAAGAAAAAAACTTCGTACCAAAAATTAAAAGTCCTGTATCTTTACAACTTGATCACGGTTCTCTAATATTAATGAAATATCCAACTAATGGATATTGGAAACATTCTATACCAAAAAGAGCTGGTGCAAAAAAACCAAGAATTAGTTTGACATTCAGAAAGATGAATATTATCCCAAATATGAATGTATAAATAAATTATTCTGTTAATTCTTTTTTTATAAAAATCAGTCAATGAATATAAAATATTTTTTTATAAAATATATAGATATATGAATAACAATAGAATAATAGCTAGAAACAAAACAACAGATAAAACATACATTGTATATCCCAAAACAGATTTCAAGTATGGTAAAAATAAAGATATAGATTGGGATAATATGGAATTATTGAATAGTAATTACAAGTATGAAGACATGGATACATTAAAATACAGATTATCAGATACATTGAAAAATAATGATGATATGTTAGATATTAGTCATTTAAATTTGGATGAATTTCCAATTTTGGGTGGAAAATATATTATATTGTATGATAAAATAAAATATCTGTGTTGCAATGACAATAATTTGAGAGACTTATCAGACATATTTAAATTTAAGAATTTAAAAGTATTGAATTGTAGTAATAATAAGATAAGTGAATTGATCGATGTTCCAAATGGAATAGTGGAAATTTGTTGTGAATCAAATAAATTAGATAATTTAGATATAATAGACCAATGTCCAATGTTGGAGAGATTAATGTGTTCTCATAATAATATTAATGAATTATTAGATATACCGATGATCAAAAGTTTGTATTGTGATAATAATAAAATAACAAAGTTGGGAAATATGCCAAGACTTGTATATTTAAATTGCAAAAATAATAATTTGCAAGAATTACCTTATTTGCCGAACATTACAGACATAGAATGTGATAATAATCAAATTTTAGTATTACATGATTATCCAAAATTATTATCTTTATTTTGTGGAAGTAATTTATTATCAGAGATAAATTTAACAAGTGATATTAAGATGTTGCATTGTGATAATAATAATTTAAAGTATATACCTTTTATTTCTTCATTAAAAGAATTGACATGTGATATCAATAGTAAATTACACAGTCAATATAAAAATAAGATTATTGATTACAAAGAGAATAAAAAATCAAATATAATTTGTATTTATTTGGATTGATAAAATTTTAGGATGAATATAACATAAAGAAATATGAATAATTAATAAAATAAATATGCAACAATTTTCGGAAGAACAAATAATGAATGATCCAAATGCGATAATATACGATCCATCTGGAGGAGATAATTATGAAGATACAACAGGAATGTTACCAGATGTGAATGACATTAATAATGAAATAATTGAGATGTTGGAATATGCATGTTCTGATGATATTATAAAAATGAAGAAAAAATCACATACTGAATATGCAAATCACATGAGAACTCAATTTCATGATTTTTCAGAAAGATATTATGGTGTGTTTGAAATGTTGATCGCAGGTGATTGTGATAGTATTGATCCATTAATACATATGTTAGGTGCAATAAATGAAATTAATAAAGGTAATTCAACACTCAAACAAGCTGAAGAATCAATTGGTGATGAATTAAATGAGAAATACATTTATAAGAATATGTCTGAAACAGAAAAAACCAAAGTAAAGAAGACAATTCAAGAGAAATATCAAAAATAATGCTTGTATTGTTATTTAAAATTAATTATATATTTAAAAAAATATATAATTTGTTGATGTGGTGTGTTCGAAATAGATAAATGATCATTGGGAATATTTATAGCAATTTTTTAAATAATAATATTATTTAATCTTTACCTAAATATATAAATGAACGATTTTTATTCACCAAAAAAGATAATTAAACAATATGGAAATGCACCTTATCCTATTATAAAACCTGCCAAAGTAATTCCAAAACCAAATCCATTATCTAATCCAAATGCAGAATATATGACTCCCGAGGTTGTTGTAACTAAAATAAAACCAAAAAAACCATTGAGATATAATTTAAATTTGAAGGTTGCCAATAAAACGGTTGCGCCTGTAAAAAAAGCAATAGCTAAAAAGACTAATAAATCAATTGTAAATAGTCAAGCTGCACAAGATGTGCATCTCAATGCAATCAAAGCTACCAAACATTCTAGAGTGAACCCTATATCAGCTAACGCAACTATTGGACCACTCCAATTGCCAAGTCCAACTAGTGGATATACCCCAATACAATTAAGAACTGCATATGGATTAACTTCTTTATCAGCAACAGGAGCAGGACAAACAATTTGTGTAGTTGATGCATATAAATATCCAAATGCAGTTGCAGATTTTCAAGCATTTGATGCATTTTACAGTATTGGACATCCAAATAATTTACGTGTTGTATCATTGGGAACAGTTTCTGATGTCAGTTGGTCACTTGAACAGGCACTTGATGTACAAGCAATACATTCAATAGCACCACAAGCACTTATTGTATTGGTACAAGCTAAATCTGATAGTTTGGCAGATTTACTTGCAGCAGTTGAATATTGTAATACATCTGTTCCAGCAATGACTGTTTTAAGTATGTCATGGGGTTCAGATATATTTTCTGGAGAATCAAATTACAACAGTTATTTTACTAAAGCAGATGTAGTGTATATTGCATCATCTGGAGATACTGGAGCTGTACCATCATGGCCAGCATCAAGTGCAAATATTTTGGCTGTTGGAGCAACAACTTTAATATTAAATTCAAATGGAACAAGAATTTCTACCAATCCAGAACAAGCATGGCCAGATACAGGATGTGGAGTATCAAATTTTGATGCAAAACCTGCTTATCAATCTGCATTGAGTTATTCTGGAAGAGTAACACCAGATATATGTATGTTTGGAGATGAATATCCAGGTGTCCCAGTAATAGATACAAATTATTCACATTCATGGATATATGTTGGAGGTACATCTTTATCATGCCAATTAATGGCTGGTGTTATTGCACTTGCTAATCAAATGAGATTGGCAGTAAGTAAACAAAATTTATCGATTGCTACTTTGCACACATATTTGTATTCCACAACTTTACCATCAACTTCACTTGCAATATATAATCCTGCAAATGTAACAGCAGTTCCAGCAAACATTAATACAGGAACATATGATATTTTTGACATTGAAATTGGTCATGTCGCTAATACTATTGCTACTCCAGGTTTCGATATTGCAACAGGATTGGGAACCATCAGTAATGCATCAAATACTGGTGGATTTGTTTATGCATTGTCTCACTCTATTCCATAAATAAATATTTTTTTACTGATAATTTGATAAAACCAATAACCCATTTGCATATATTCCATGTACATATTCCGTGGTATTTCCATTATTATTTTCCAATACTAATTGCCATACTTTAAAATATCCAAGTCTTTCATATGGTATTGCTTTATCATCTAAAATAGTCATTAATTTATATTTACTATCAATTGTTAATATTTCATGAGATGATGCTAAAATTGCTCTTTTCTGACTACTAGTCAATGAATTAACTAATATAAAAGAAGTACCTGTGAGAAATAAATTATCACGCAATCTTGGATAATCATTTGTTGATAATTCATACAATCTATCTTTTATTCTTGTATCATTATTTGGATTGTATATTTCTGTGAAATTAGTATTTTTAACTTTTAGATGACCATTTTGAAATGTTTTTATGAATGTATTTTTTGTGATATATTGAATTGGAATATATTCTTCCACATTATCTTTAAAACATAATATTTTAGTATTATTACCAAAAGAATATACCAATGGATTACATATGTAAAAATATTTTGAATCATAATTAATACATTCATCTCCTGGTGCTTGAACACCTAATGTCAAATTATATCCACCAAAACTTTGACCAAAATACAATAAAACTGGATAATATGTATTTGCATTTAAATTTATTCTGTATGATGCCAGAGATACATCCATATCAAAAGTTGTTACATTGCTATAGTTTGTAGTAGTTGGATTAATTGCATTGTCCCCAATATAAAAAAATGATATGTCATCATTTCTACCATTATAATTATAAAAATAAAAAGTATATGTACCAGTAACTGTAGTGTAAAAATATCCAGAAAGTGAAATTGCAAAATAATTAAGATATTCATTATTGAATGCACTATCATATACAATCCAATCACTATTAGTGAGTGTATTTATAGTTGTAACTATTCCTGTGGAATCTGGTGTATTATTAAAAATATCAATTGATGTTGGCAATCCATCTTGAGTATAAATGAATGAGTCATTATTTAAAAAAGTTCTGAATGTTAATCCTGAATTAGACATAATTATATATATAATTTGGATTAATATTTTTATTGGAACAATCAAATATTAAGAGTTTATGTATGGTATAATTAAATTCATGGATACACATTTTGGAATTATTCTTTTGTTTACACACATAAATATTGTCATAAAATATTTTTTATTTCTTTCCAATATTTCATTAATTTTATTGCATTTAATATTATTTATTTCAAAGTCAATAATATTAAAATTTTTTGATAAAGAGTCAAAAAATAGAGATACATTATTCGTATATCTATCATACAAATATAAATTTTTTATTTTTGTACATGTATCTATAATATTAATAATCATATCAGTTGGAATTGATCGAAGCGATAATCGTTCCAATGATAATGTTTCAATATTAGAATTATTTAATGATTTCATAATTATTGACATATCATGTTCAATATCTTGACCTGCAAGTGCCAAATTTTTTAATGATTTATTGACTGTAATAAAATTTGATATTATTTTACCATTACATTGAAGAGGATTGACTTTTAGTTTTTCCACAGTAGAATTTTTTGTATTGATCAAACAATCAAGTACATTATGTCCATAATTAAACATATATATTGATTTGTAAGGTTTTTGTAAAAGTTTTAAAATATTTAGTGAACAATCAAATATTATATCTTGAATATCTAATTCATCAATATAATCATTTTTAGTTAATGAATCAAAAATTATTGAACAATATGATTTATTATTGTATTTTTTGTGATACAATTTTTTAAAATTATTGTAATGTTTAACATTTTTACTAGTAATTGTTAATATTGTGTACATTGGATCATTTTTTAGTATTTGTTCAATAATATTAAATTTATCATAAAATACATCCATTATGTTTGTACTTTTATCATTAAAAATATTCTAGATATACATATTTCAATTTTTTTTTAAATCAGTCAATAAAATATTAGACAATTTTTTATAAAAAAAAAATCAGTCAATAAAATATTAGACAATTTTTTATAAAAAAAATCAGTCAATAAAATATTAGACAATTTTTTAAATTAAAGTACAAATGGTAAAAGACAATTTAACGATACACATTTTGGAATTATTCTTTTATTTATGCACATATGTAACATTATTTGATACTTTTTATTTCTTTCCAATATTTCATTGAATTCATCATGATATACATTGTTTATTTTAAAATCAATAATATTAAAATTATTTAATAAAGCATCTTTGATATCATACAAATTTGTATGATAAGCATCACAAATATATAATTGTTTTATTTTAGAATTTGTTTTTATTATGTCACATATAATCCAATTTTGCACATCAAATATATCTCTTTTTAATGTTAATGTTTCTAATGTTGAATATTTCAATGATTTTATTATTAATTGTACATTTGTTTCCAACCACCATGTATCATCTAATATTAAATGCTTCAATGATTTATTCATTTCAATATATTTTGCTATTTTGTCACCATTAAAAGAAACTGGACACAGTTCCAACTTTTCCACATTATAATTTTGTGTTTCATGTAAATAATCAATTATGCTGCGTCCATATTTATAAAGATTTATTGATTTGAATGGTCTTTGCAATAATAGTTTAATATTTTCATCAAATTCAAATATTGGATATAAACATGTGCATATTGATGAAATATATGAATTTTTATTTAATGCATTAATCAATATTATATCAAATGACGCCTGTGCATATATGAACATGTATTGTGTATCGTATACATAATAATGATTTATATGTTCATTAGTTATTTTTAAATTTGTATAGTTAGGATCATTTTTTAAAATTTGTTCAATAATATTTTGTTCACTGTAAAATGATTTCATATTTGATTTTTAAATATAATGTATAAAAGTCACAAGTAATTAATAATTCAATTTTTTATATTTATCAAAAAGGTTGAAATTAACAAAGTATGACATTATTTATTAATATTATATGATTAATGAAATGTGTGATATATCAAAATTGCCCAAATGTGTATTGGAATATCTATTATTTTTTATACCAGAACTAAAAGACCAAATGAGTGTTAGACTGGTAAGCAATAAATTTAAAAGGTGTGTAAAAAATAACAAATTATATGAAAGATTGAGTGTGTACATTGATACAAAAGATGAATATTTTAACAACAAAGAAAAATATTTGAATTTTACATTATCATATAATATATTTGCTAATGTGTTTAATGATAATGATACAGAGTTGATAAATTTTATGACTGATTTTTTGAAATGCAAATATGATTACTGTGACATAGTTGATTTTGCAATAAGAAATAAACTTAACAATGCAATTAACTATGTAGTAAATAATCACACAGAGTCGTTAAATAATTATAATTTTAATAACTTAAATGTGCATGTATTATTTGCTTATGATGATATTTCTGAAATACTCAGAATATATAATTTGAAGTATAATGATATTATAAAATCAAAAAAATATTTGGATTATGAATTTTTATCTTGGGTTTTATGCAAATGTTGTGCAAACTATTATTTATCTAACGCATTATATAATATACCATTAATTTTAAAAATGTATGATAAAATGAAAAATATATTCAATGTAAATTATAGATATCATTTATTATATTTAATTCTCAGCGAACAAGACGTCAATAATATGATACGTGCAAATGTGGAATTGTTCCGCGAAATGATATATCAAAAATATATTACTATCAATGATAAAACCATTGATATTATTATAAAAAAAAGAAATGAAACTAAAAATGTTGGACACTATTTGGAAATATTAATGGAACATAACTCTGGTAATTATAATATTATTTTGAAATGTTTAAGAGATAATCATGTGAGAAATAAAACAGTGCGTGCCTTTGTAAGATTATATGGAGGTATATGAAAAATATGTGGTAAAATTAAATTTGTTGATACGCATTTTGGAATGATTCTTTTATTGATACATAAGAAAATAGTTAATAAAGATTTTTGTTCCTATCAAGTATTTGTTGAATTTCTTTTGCACATGTATTATTTACTGTAAAAGTAATAAAAGTATAATTATCTTCAAATAATTTTTTCCTATCAAGATTATTAATGAGTAGTTTATTATTTATATCTGCAAATATAATATGAAAAGATGAAATCATAGTTTCATCCTTAATGATTATGAATATTTTATTTAAAAATTGTTCAGTATTGCATAACAAAAATACTCATTATATTCATATTTCTGTTATCCATTACCTTCAGTATTGCATAACAAAAATACTCATTATATTCATATTTCTGTTATGCAATACCAATTCCTCACACAATATTTTTTATTTTTCAAAGGCATTTTTTCAAATTCAGAAATAGAAGTTCCACAACTTTCCAATTCCAATAACTTCATATATTTTCTTTTATATTTTTTATATTTATGATAATAGTTCATTATACAAATATAAAAGATTTATTATTCTAAAATTTTATCAAATTTATCTATTTCATCTTTATTTTGTTCAACAATTTTATTGAGTTCATCAGTTAATACTTTTTTGGAATCTTGTAATTTAGATTTATCAACAAAATATCTATCAATCCAGAATTCTGATGATTTTATTTGCATTTCCTTTCTGTCATGATATTCATCTCCTCTGTAATTTTGTTTATTGACGAAATCAACAATTTCATTTATACTAATATATTGTCTATTTGCAATAACATCATTAATATAAGTCAATGTAGTCAATAAATACTTTGGAGCATCAAATTTTGGAAATATATTTACAATATTTTTGTTTTTATTCTTATAACTTTGCTTCAATACATTTTCAAGTTTATCTAAATATTTATCATTTATGCCTTTGAATCCAATGCAAACCAAGTATTTTTCTGAATTACCTTTTCTACTTGTGAACGGTTTCGTTATATGAACATTTGTGTAACATGCCAATAATATACATATTAATTTAGAAGTAATTAAACTGAATGATTCATAAATTTTACAAACAAAATTACCTCCTTTTTTTTGTATTTTCAAAGCAACACATATTTGCGATATTATTAATTTGAAAGCATCTTGTTCTTGTGTACTTTCATTTGTCCAATTGAACCCTCCATCTGCAGTAATAAAATCTGCCTTGGTATCCCCCAAATCATCAGTGAACAATTTAATTGTTTTAGGATCAGTCAAATCACCATTATCTTTATTTTTGTTACCTCTTGCCATCTTTCTAGAAAAAGTCCTATGTTGCACAAATCTAGATGGTTTTTCAGATTTATAATGTTTTATAAATGCTTCATCCAAAGGTTCAATATGTCCTTTAATATCATCAGGATGTAATGTCAATGCATAATATTTATCACCATTTACATTTTTAGCAAACATATCTCTATACATTATTGTGGCTTGAATAAATGCTCCAGAACCTTCAGCTAAATGCGCGGTTACAATTTTATCATTATTTGGAATCAAATCAAATGTCATTAACATTTCCCACAATTTATAAAATGCATTGTTAAGAATTTTAGGTTTGGATTTCAAACTAAAGTAAGTATCTGCAACATTGCCAATAGCTTTATCATAATCATCAATGATTGGTTCATATTTATTCATTACCAAATATACTTTTTTTTTACTTTTAAAGTCATTCAAAATCTCTTTCATTTTATCTTTAGATTGATGAATGTAATGATGAAATCCCAAAGAGAATTTTGGATAATCTATATTAGTTGAGAAAACTGGTTCTTCATCGTGATCAAATATATTGTCTTTGATTTCTGGCAATTTAATAACAATTGGCGTATTATCATTATTGATTTTTCTATTCATATATATATATACTTATCTATTTATAATTTTATATATTTAAATATTATTTCAATTTTTTGATGATATTTCAGAATGTATTTATAGTTCAATATTCTTAATTTGGCAATTAAATCTGTATAAATGATTTTATATAAAATGTATATAAGAAGACTTATGATAGATAGATTTTTTTGTGTGAAAAAAGTGTCTGACATTTTGTTGACTGATTTTTTTGTGTGAAAAAATTGTCTGACATTTTGTTGACTGATTTTTTTTATACAAAAAATTGTCTGACATTTTGTTGACTGATTTTTTTATACAAAAAATTGTCTGACATTTTGTTGACTGATTTTTTTATACAAAAAATTGTCTGACATTTTGTTGACTGATTTTTTTTATACAAAAAATTGAATATTTTTTTTAATTCAAGATATTTAAGAATATATATTATAAATATAGATATATATGCCAAATACTGTTGGATTGGATGACAATAATTTCAAAAATATTATTGATAAGAAATTATCAGATAAAATTGAAGTATTATATAAGAATACATCAAAAAATAATGAACTTGAATTTATGTTTAATAATTATAGAACAGGGAAAAACATGTTAGGCATGGAGAAGTTTTCCCAAATTTTAGAATACATGAAAATAAGAGCTAATAGAGACAAACTAGAAATCAAAAATAATGTATCTCTTGATATAATTTATAGCGAAAAAATAAATGGTAAAAATTTCAGAATTACTGTTGATGGTTTGCCCAATGTTAATAAATATATGGAAATGTTACATAACAGAAAAAATCATGTTATTTTTTCATCAATGATAAAATTCATGGGATCTGAAACTCCTGAAATTACATTGATTAGTAAAAAGAGAGATATTGAAAATATTATTGATATAGATGATTATGATATTCGTGTTAGATTTTCAGATGAAAATGAAGTTGACAACAAAACAATAAAAGAATTATCAAAACTTCATGAATCTGAAAGACAAAATATCATTTTTAGATATAAACATAGAGCTACATTGGTAATCAAAAAAGATAATGAAAGTCAAATTGTTATTGATATTACTTCTGTAAAACAAAATTCTGATATTAATAGATTAGAAAAGACAAATTCAAGATATGAATTAGAACTTGAATTATTGACTCATAAAAAGCAATCAAATTTAAAAAATTTAGACATAATTTACGATGAGATAACAAAAATATTAAAAGTATTGCAACAAAGTAACTTTTTAATATCAAATAGTCAACAATCAGAAATATTAAATGTATATGCTGATTTATTGAATGTTGACAAAACAAGAATGACAAAATTGGAGGGAAGAAGTGCACAATCATTAGAAGTACAACATATAGTTGATCAACTTCCAAATAAATATGCAGTTACAGATAAAGCGGATGGAGAAAGATATTTTTTAATAATATACAATAAAAATGTATATCTTATTTCTTTCAATTTACAAGTGAAATATACAGGAATTAAAATATCAGATGCAAAATATAATAATACAATATTGGATGGTGAATATATTTACATGGCAAAACACAATAGGCATTCATTCATGATTTTTGATTGTTTGTATGCAAAAGGTGTTGATGTTAGACCAACCTCAAATTTTATTGATAGAATAAAGTATGCTGATGATGTTGTTAAGAATTGTTTTGTATTCAAAGGTCAGAAGGGATTTGGCATTAAAGAATATGATATTAAGAAATTTAATGTTAATGAAATATTGGAATTCAATTCAAAACAAATTGATGAATATATGGCAAATTTGAATCATGATATATTGAAAGATAAAACATACTTGTTAGTGAGAAGAAAATACTTTATACCTGTATTTGGTGCACAAGACAATGAAATATTTAAATATTCAGAATTATTGTGGAATAAATATGTATTATCACCAAGCACAGAATGTCCATATATATTGGATGGATTAATATATCATCCATTGGATCAAAAATACATAACATCTGTCAAAGAATCAAAATATGTGGAATATAAATGGAAACCACCAACAAAAAATTCAATTGATTTTTATGTCCAATTTGAAAAAGACAGACATACCGGAAAAGCAATTACTTTGTATGATAATTCAAATGAAGGATATTCAAAAGATAAACCATATAGAGTGGCATTCTTATATGTTGGTAAAAGGTTAAAAACAGCAGAACAACCTGTATTATTTCAAGAAGAAAATAATAGACATGCAGCATATTTATTTTTAGATAATGGGCAAATAAGAGATGAAGAAGGTGAAATTATTCAAGATAATACTGTTGTTGAATTCACATATAGTATTGATCCAGCAGTTCCTGACAAATATAGATGGATACCATTAAGAACAAGACATGATAAAACGGAATCTGTAAAATTGTACAGAACTAAATATGGTAACTATTTTGATGTGGCAAATAGAGTTTGGAGAAGTATCAGTAATCCAATTTTAATATCTGATTTTAATTTGTTGGCTAATGATAAAACATTTGATAGACAAATAAATTTAATGAGAAATAAAATAGATCATAGTGTGATTATGTCAGAAAGAAAGGAAAATATTTATTATCAGATAAAGACCAATTTGGCAAAACCAATGAGACAATTCCACAATTGGTTAAAAAGTATTCTCATTTACACCCATTGTAATCCAATTTATGAACAAGATAGAAATTTTTCAATATTGGATATTGGATGTGGAAGAGGAGGAGATCTCATGAAATTCTATTATGGTAAAGTTGATTTTTATGTTGGATTTGATTTAGATAATAATGGTATCACTTCACCAACTGATGGAGCAATGAGTCGTTATAATCAATTAAGAAAAACACATGATAATTTTCCAAGATGTTATTTTGTTCATGCAGATGGTGGAGCATTATTAGATTACACCGAACAAGTAAAAGTATTGGGTTCAATGTCTCAAGCAAATAAAGCATTATATGATAAATTCTTCTCATTGGATCCAAACAAAAGAACAATGTTTGATAGACTTAATTGTCAGTTCGTTATTCATTATTTTTTGATGAATGATACAGTATGGAATAACTTTACCCAAAATGTAAGTATGTATTGTAAACCTGGAGGATATTTCTTAATTTCAACATTTGATTGCCAAAGAATAACTGATGAATTAAAAGATAAAGATCATATGACATCTTATTATACCAACACAAAAGGAGAAAAAAAAATATTATTTGATATTGTAAAGAAATATAAAGATCAAGATGGTATATATGGAACTAATAATGCAATTGATATACACAATTCATTATTTTCACAAGAAAATGTATATATCACCGAATATTTGGTTGATATGAGATTTTTGGTAAAAGAACTTGATGATAAATGTGATATGGAACTCGTTGAAACTGATTTATTTGACAATCAATTCCAAATTCACAGAACATATTTTAAGGATGTTGTTAAATTTGAATCAAAAGCAGAAACTAAAAAATTTTTATTGAATGCTGCTGAATATTATGATCAAACAAATGAAGTTAATAAAGCTTGTTATGAGTTGACAAAATTAAATAGATATTATGTTTTCAGAAAAAGAGATTATCAAAGATTACCAAAAAATCTTAAAGGAGGTAAATCTGATAAAACATCTATAAAACAACCTGTTGATATGTCCTTAACAGAAGTAAAAGAATATTTGGAATCAAGTAAATATATTAAAAGAGTTATTCCAGAAATGGGAGATTACTCATTTGTATCAGCAATTCATGATGTTTTGGTAAATTCTGATATTATTCCAAAATCAGTTGATCCATTCAAATTATGTGAAGATATTAATGTTGAAGTTGAAAGAGATGATTTTGCCAAAAAGTTAATAATTGCACATGAAATTGTAAATTCAAATACAGACACAGAACAAAAACAAGTTCAAGATGCTCTAAATGGAATCAATATCTTTGTGTTCGAAAATGACTGCAATGATGATACAGATATTAGTGCATACAGTAAATTACCCAATAATATAAATAAAGCTTCTCCAACTATTTTACTTTTAAAAGATGGATCAAAATATTATCCAATCTATAAAATAAGAACAAATAAACAAACTGGATTATTTGACTCAAAAACAAAATTAATTAAAAGATTGGCAGATGCCTCTGATAAACAATATTAATTCATAAAATAATTATATTTATAACTCAAAATGAATCTTAAATCTTCATAACATGAATTATCCATCGAGAGTATTGAACCTCCTCCAATTACTGCACCCAATGGAGCAAGTGGAGTAAACATCAATAATCCTCCCAGAACTGTTCCAACCCCACTATTTACTTTATTTGTATAACATCCATACATTCTATCAACAGTGTTAATAATTCTCATATGATAATTATTAATATAATATCTGCTACTTTGATGTATGTCATGTAAACATCTTCTCAAACTAATATGACATTCATTGTTTCTCAATCCAAACATATGGGTACACCTATCATGAATCATACAACATTCATCTATTTCATCAATTGGTCTCAAATTATTATTGTGATTATTCAAACCACAATAATTCCCATAATTTTCTGTTATTGTTGCGTATTGAGCAATAGTAATAGAAACACATAATAACAATAATATTAATACTTTATTCATTTTTTGAACAGTAATATATGTAATAGATTTGTCAAATAGTAAGATTTTCAATTTTATGTTGATATATGACAAAAAAATGAAATATCAAATAAATCATAATTGTATCATTAATAAATAAAATTATATGGCTGAATTATCAATAATGAATGGAAGAGAAAAAGAAGGATTAAAATTTATGCATCACATTATGAATGAATCAAAAAATAATGGAAAAGTTGCAAAAGAAGAAGAATCTATTTTTGATGGAGAAAAAGGATTAAATATTAAATATTTTGAACAAATTGATGACAAAAAATCAAAATATATCATTAAATCAGCTGACAAAAAAACATTTATTCTTATTACAATTAAAGGTGAAAAGAAAGATGAAAAATCAATGTCATTAGCTGAATTATTGAAGGAAGTTAAAGGTATTAAAAATCTTGCATTTGGTTTGAAATATTTGGAAAAATTACAAAAAGGAGGATTGGGCAGAGCAAGAGCAAGAAAAAGTAAAAAATCCAAGAAATCAAAGAAATCAAAGAAATCCAAGAAATCAAGAAAATCAAGAAAATCAAGAAAATAAAATGTGTATAATTTTAGGGATATTAATATTATAAATAATATTAATATAGTAATGGCAGGAGGAATGCTTCAAATTGTTGCATATGGGGCACAGGACATGTATTTAACATATAATCCACAAATAACTTATTTTAAGACTGTTTACAGAAGATATACAAATTTTTCGATTCAGCAATTTGAATTAGCATTAGTTGAATTAACTGATTTTGGTACGAGTACAAAATTTGAACTTCCGAAGAATGGAGATTTAATAACAAAAATGTATTTAAGGGTAATATTGAACAGTGTGACTCCATTAAATGGTGCAAATTTTGCATGGACAAGAAGAATTGGTCATGCCATAATTAATAATATTGAGATGAATATTGGTGGCGCAAGAATAGACAGACATTTGGGAACATGGTTAGATGTGTGGTACGAATTAGCAAGAACTGGTAGACATGAAATTGGATATGAAAAACTTATTGGGGATGTACCAGAATTGACCGATTACAATACAGCTGTTAAACCGATGTATGAACTGACGATACCAATGAAATTTTGGTTTAACAATCGATTTGGTTTAGCATTACCTTTGATAGCAATTCAGTATTCTAGAATATTATTTCAGGTTCAATTGAATCCAGTAAATAATTTAATAATTTATGATAGTGTGTTTGTATCTCAGATAAACACATTGAGTATTGTTGAATGTAGTGTAGTAGTTGATTATATATATTTGGACAATGAAGAAAGAGATAAATTTGCTACATTAGGTTCTGAGTATTTGATTGAACAAGCGCAATATAATGATTCTCTTGCTATAACTAATTATTTTAATCAATACCAATTAGCATTTAGTTATCCATGCAAAGAGTTAATATGGATAATTCAGAATGGAAATTATATTAGTAGTCAACAATTTTTATGTTATACAAATAGAGAAGATTGGACAAATATTTTATTGGCATGTTCAAATAATATTTTAACAAATAGTATATTAGTGTATTTAGCAACATCTCCATTGCCATTACCACCAAGTACAGGAGATTGGGAGTTATTTGAGACAAGTGGCGTATCATCAAATGGGAATTATATTGTTACAATTGATGATCCATCATATGTGGTGTATATAAACTTAAGTTCATTGATAAGTGGATCTGTAAATTTAACTGGTGAAATAAGTGCTAATATTGATGTTGCACTCGTTGGAAGTGATATTACAATTACAATAAGCGATTTAGTGTCAACTTTAAGTGTTAGTGATGTTAGTATTCCAGTGAGTAGTATGATTGACACGAGATTAAGTTCTAGTAATGATGTATTTGTGAATATATTTTCAAATTATGGATTATTGATTGATGGTAGTATGAATATAGTGCAATATGCATCATTAATATTTAATGATGATAATAGAGTTGTGAAGAGGACTGGTAATTTTTTTAATTATTTGCAACCAGAACTTGTGCACACTAATACTCCAAAAGATGGAATAAATGTATATTCCTTTGCATTAAAACCAGAAATACATCAACCAACAGGAACAGCAAATTTATCAAGAATTGAGAATGTTTATTTGAACATATGGGTTGGATCTGATTATGGGTTGTTTAATATAGATACACAATTAACAGTGTTTGCATTTTCTTATAATATTTTTAAAATAAGTAATGGGTTAGCAGCATTAAGTTATTCTGATTAAGACGATATTGAAATCAAATATAATATATATATATTATATTATGGAATGTGTAAATTATAAACCTAGTACTATTGATTTTTTGATACCATCACTAAGTGAAGCAAAGACATTATGTACATCATATGACAAAACATATATGGTAATAATAATTATAATTAGATTGGCAGTAATAACAACACTGTTATGTTGGTTATATTTTACTTTTAAGAATAATTTCGCTTTTATTGTTGTGGTATTATTGGCGGTATATTTATATATGAATTCATTATTGTTGATATTAGCAATTATAACAAAACAAGCATACAAGAAAAAATTAGTTAAAGTGCAAGTACAGAAAAAAATATTTGTTCCACAATTATGGTATAATAGTTTACTGGATAGACCAAAGACGGCATGTCCCATTGGATACATAGAGACAAGGTCATTAAATTAATGCATTAATATAATCTACCATTTCATTATATTTATCGATCGTTGATACATTATTTGAACGTGATGTTTTCCAGACAATATCATTTTGTTTTACAATAAAATAATCTCCTTTATTACTTGACGCCCCTCTATAAAAGCAATTATCTGGTAGATCTGATGGAGTGAGGCCTGATTTTTTTGGTAGATTTGTGATAATTCTTCTTTTATTAGTGCTATTTATGAGATCAATATTTTTGAGATATTGAATTTGTTGTTTTTCCATTTTGTTGAAATTACCTGCTCTCAATAGATCATTTGTATTATTGTTACCTTCATATCTTTGAATATTTTTAAAGTCTGCTTTATGGATGATATCATAGTACGAATTGGCAAATTCATGACCATATTTATTATAATCGCCATTCATTGAGTATTTTTCGAATAGTTGTGGTTTTTCATTTTTTAATTTTCTGAGAAATAATTTAGCTTCTTCTAATTTATATTTTAGAGAGAGTTTTTTTGAACTTGTTGTTTTCCAACTTGTACCATGAACATCTATCATGAATCGTTCACCATGAGATCCATTTGGTTTCAGATACCAAACATATGTTGGAATATCATTTGGATCAATTCCACAATCATCTGGTAATTCGATAGTTCTCTTTTTTTTTCTACTATTTTTATTGATATTTTTATCGGCATAATCATAGATTAAATTTTCTCTTCTATTGTCAAGACCTATTCTGTTGATATGCAGGATCGATTTATTATCTGTTTTTTCATTATTAGTTTTTTGTTTTAGTGCCATGATAATTTCATGCATGAATACTTCTTTATCAACATCATTGTATGTGTGAGTGCATGAAACAAATTTATTGGGTGTATATTTCCATTTATTATTAATATTTTTTATTATATTTATATCTTCCCAATCTATAACAATAGGTAAATTACCATCTTTTGTTTGCAGTTTAATAACTGCATAATTATTATTTTTGTATTTAACTTTTTCAAATAGTATTGTCATTTATATAATTTATTTTTATTTTTTATTATTTTTATATCAAAAAATAGAATTATTGATTAATAATTTTATTTTTAAATTTGAATTTATCTTTTATCTTTTATATACAAAAAAAAGAATTATTAGAACTAATATTACAAATATCAAAATATTAATGAATATTTTATTAGAGTTTTTTGGACGTTGTGGATGATTTGAATAATTTTCTTCTGGATTTTCTACAGTTACTGCTGGAACATATACATTATCTACAACTTCTGGCACATAATCCATATCATAATATGGATATCCATACCATCCCCACCAATCATATGGGTCCCACCAGCCCCACCAGCCAGATCCACCACCACCATAATTACCATAACCACCGTGACCACCATAACCACCGCGACCACCACGACCATAACCACCATGTCCACCAGCATGTCCACCAGCATGTCCACCAGCATGTCCACCAGCATGTCCACCAATAGATCCTCCATGAGATCCTCCTCCAATAGATCCTCCATGAGATCCTCCTCCAAAAGATCCTCCATGTGAGCCTCCACCAAAAGATCCTCCATGCGAGCCTCCTCCAAAAGAGCCTCCTCCGTGACCGCCACCTCCTCCGTGACCTCCACCGAAGTGTTCATTAGAAAAACAATTATTTGTCATGATTTATAATATTACGATACAAAAAAAATGTTTAATATTGATTTACTAAATTCTTTATAAAAAAATTGAAAATAAATTAATAAAACTTATATACATATCTATAATATTGAATTATAGATGAGTATTATAAGAAAAATGAGAGGAGTTAATCAAAAGATTTATTTGATAGATATACTACCAATTACTTCAGATAATATGAGAGAATTTGCTGTTATGGGTTCAACAGGAAATTTATACAATGTTACAATAAAGGACATTCCAGAATGTACATGTCCCGATTATCAGACAAGACATGCAAGATGTAAACATATATATTTTATATTGATAAGGATAATGAAGGTTTCTGAGAAATGTGAAGATAAAGAAAATTTTACGACAGCAAATTTAAGAAATATGTTTGCTAAACAGTTGATGGTACAAAATGATTTAATGGCAAATCAGAATATTAAAATAAAATATGAAAAATTAAAAAATGGAATAAATAATATTATTGAGAAGAAAGATACAAATGATTTATGTCCTATGTGTTTAGATGATTTAGACAATGGTGAAGAACTTGATTATTGTAAACATTCATGTGGAAAACAGATACATGATGCATGTTATAAAATGTGGATAAAAGTAAAACCAGCAAATTGTTTATATTGTACAAAGCCATGGTTCGAGACAAGTAACAAGTATGTGAATTTGAAATAATTTAATTTATGTTAATATATAAATAAAATAATTAGTTTATAAAAAATTTTATTAATGGTGAGATAAATTAAGTTTATTCAGTTTGAACTGTTTGTTGATCGAGATCTGAATACATGTTGGTTGATTCTTTTTTTGGAGAACTTGTTGTTTTATTTTCTGATCTTTTCTTTTTTTGTGGCAATGGTTGAAAATCACGTTCATTGATTTTTGTGGATTTATTTGATTCTCTTGGTTCTCTTGGTTCTCTTGGTCCTCTTGGTTCTCTTGGTTCTCTTGGTTCTTTTGGTTCTCTTGGTTCTCTTGGTTCTTTTGAGTCTCTTGGATTTCTTTGAGTTCTTGGTTGTCTTGGTTGTCTTGGTTGTCTAGTGCCATCTTGTGCAGAACTGATTTTTCTTTTGTAGTTTTCAACATTGCGCACTTCATCGAATTCTCTAAGTTTTACCTTGAATCCTTCATACAATGGTTCTCTGCTGATTCTGATTGTTTTTGTTGATGTTGTTCCGTTTCTGTTGGTGACTTCTTTTTCGATTTCATCAAATTCTTGTTCTCCAAGGAAATCAATAGCTTTTTTGAAATCTTGGTAAAAATCATTTTGGTATTCCCAGTTTACTCCAACTGAACCTCCTCTTTCCAAATATCTCAAATTGTATCTTGCTCTTCTGATTAAAGTCATCAAGAAAACATCTAATTTTCTGTTAGCTGCTTCTCTGAGTTGTATTTCTTGTTTATTGTTATTATTTCTTCTTTCTGGAGAGGTAAAGAATACTTCATAGAATAGATCCCCGTTTCTTCCTTCTTGTGTGTAATATTCTTGAAAAACATATTCTAATTGTCCGAGGAATGGTTGCAATAATTCTGCAAGATAATCTCTGCTTTGGTCAGAGTTTTCTCTATGTACTGTGTAAAAGAATGCAATTAACAAGTTTGCAAAATTTGCTTTTGATGAGTATTCAGTCCAACTAACATTACTTTTTCTAATTTGAGAAAAAAGTTGGGTTGGATCGTATTCAATTTCTTGTGTTTGTTGAGTTTCAGGAGTTTCTTGAGTTTCGACGCAAGTGTTTTCAGTAGTATTTTCAGTTGTTGACATATTTATAATTTTATATTAAATCTTTATTATAGTTTATACATCTCATATACTTTATTTTTCAATTTTTTTGTAAGTTATATGATAAATATCATAGTTTTTATAAGTATTTCATGAAAAAATTGAAAAACGAACCATTAAAAATATTCACAGATTGATTTTATGGCAATATTAGAAGTATAATTATTTATATGAAAGTGGCATAATAAAATGATGTTATTACAAGTCTTGTTTAAAATGACGAGTTTTTTTATTGTGGGATAATATAAATGGCTGGAGGGTTAATACAGATAGTCACATATGGCAGTCAGGATTTATATTTGACTGGTACGCCAGAAATTACTTTTTTTTTAGTTGTATATAGAAGACATACTAATTTTGCAATGGAATCGGTGAGTGTTAATTTTGATAATACGGTTGGTTTTGGATCAACATCAGTGGTTACTATTCCAAAAATTGGTGATTTAATGCATAAAACATATTTACAAATAGTTTTACCTCAGATTCAATTTCAAAGATTATTATCATCAATTCAACTTACAGATGGAGAAATAGAATATACAAATGCATTAAATAATTATGAGACAGTTACAAATTTTATGTCAGTGAATAGTCAAGCTTTTGTGAGTGCATTTGATATAGAAAATGCTGCAAATTGGACTGGTAATAATGCAGTTGCAACGATGACGAGTAATATTAATGCTATATTTAATTCTATTTTAAATCAACCAGCAGTAATTGCTTTTCAAAATTTATACGCAGCAGGTGCTTTACCAGCTGGCGAAGTACCACCATATATTTATAATGAAGTAAGTATGCAGGCTATAGCTAACGCAAATTCATCACTAATAGACAAAAATGTATTTTATGACATGTTAGTGGTTGGGATTGACAAATCGATAAAATTACAAAATTATTTCAGGTTATATTTATTGGAAACTCAGAATATTTATTTTGACAATATTAATCCATATTTAAAATTTGCATGGGTGGATAAAGTTGGGTATGCATTAATAGAAGAAATTGATGTTAAAATTGGAGGATATAAAATAGATAAACAATATGGTGATTGGTTGAATATATGGCATGAATTAACAGCAAAGAGACCAAAAGAAAATTTATACAATAAAATGATTGGTAATGTTGAAATATTGACATCTTTTGATAGAAATTTAAAACCATCATATATATTGAAAATTCCATTGCAATTTTGGTTTTGCACACATAGTGGTTTATCAATACCACTTGTTGCATTACAATATCATGATGTGACAATTGATGTTACATTTAGGAAGATCGAACAAGTATCATACATAGAATTGAATCAAACAATATATTTACCAAATGGCAATAGTATATTTTTGCAACAAGTACCAGCAGAGTTAGGGATAGATATTACTGCAACATTATTGATTGATTATATATTTATTGATCAATCTGAAAGAAGAAGATTTGCAACATCTAGTCATGAATATTTAATAGAACAAATTCAAATATTAGAATTTTCAAATATTACACAACAAGACAATTTATTATTTTTAAAGAATTTTGTTCATCCATCAAAAGAATTAATTTGGGTTGCACAACAAGAAGCATATGTCACAACAGCAAATGGATATATTCAACAGAGATATGATAATTATAGTTTGACAATTGAAAATACTGGTAATATAATAAATGAGTCAAAATTGGAATTTAATGGATATGATAGAATATCGAGAAGAAATTGTAACTATTTTAATTATGTTCAACCATATGAGGTTCACAATAAAACACCTTCAGATGGTATTAATAATTATTCTTTTGCCATTTTCCCTGAAGAAACACAACCATCTGGAACAGCTAATTTCAGTACATTGACAGACATTAAATTATTTTTATATGTTGATAGTTCATTATTATTGCCTGATGGAACAATACAACCAATTACAATTAGGATATACACAAGAAATCATAATATATTAAGGTTTATTAATGGTTTTGCTGGAACAGCATATACTTATGGTTAAAATATAATTTTAGATATATATTTATGGTTAAAATATAATTATGTATATTTGGATGATAAATATGATTTAAATATTTAAATATATTGGATAAGTATATTTAGATAATATAAATGACAGCAGGTATATTACAGTTGGCAGCATATGGTATGGAAGATGCATTTTTATCTGGAAATCCACAAATAAGTTTTTTTAGAACTGTGTATAGGAGACATACAAATTTTTCAAGGGAGGAGAAAAATTTAAAATTTTTCAATAGATTGGATTTTGGGAAGGAAAGTAAATGTAAAATCCAGAAATTTGGAGATTTGTTACATAGATTATTTTTAGTGGTTAATTTACCAGAAATTCAAGCAACTTATGAGCAATTAACTATTGGGCAAGTAATTGCATTATTGGCAACTTATGGAATAATATGGACAACTACTTTAAATGTGAATTCATATTTGACTGAAGATACTTTGGTAAATATAATAGAACCATTAATTGCAGAATCAATAACAAATTATAATAATGATGTAACGTTAATAAATGAAATATTAGCACTTTTTACGCCTACTGGTATATTATCAGCATCAACATTTTTAGAAAACACAAATTTTACAAATAAAAATGTGACACAATACATTTCGACAATATTTAATTATTTATTTAATCCATATAATATGTTTGATGATAAATATCAATTAGAATATAATTATGTAGTTGCATATGCAGCTGATGCATTGATACAAAATAATGGAGATGAAGTATTAAATAATTTAAATGAAATAATAAACATATTATACAATGCATTTATTGATTATGCAATAGGAGTAATTACAATATCACCAGTGTTTCCATATTCAATTTCAAGTGAACAACTTGTGGATAATTTCATACCTCAAAATTTATATTTTATGTATGAAGTGAGTATAGCGAATTATGCTATCAATGGTGATTCTAATTATTCTGTATTTCAAAGTGCTATAAATAATATATATGGTGTTATATCAGGTGGACAATATGTATATGCTGGACTTGATTCATATGATATATTTACTGCCACATTACTGGCGAATCCATCAGTGATCAATACAAGTCGTGATGTGCAATTGGTGATTACATTATTACTTAATAACATAAGATATGGTTTATTGCAGAATCCTATACAATTAAATAATGTATACGAATCTCTTGTTGGAACTTTTAGTTTTATTTTTTATAAAAAATTTTTAAATAATGGTACTTCGATTACTCCAAGTGGTAATTTTGTTAATTTATCACAAGTTAACACAAATGATCCATTATTGAGTGATAATTTTACATCAATATTTATTGTTCCTCCATATCCAGGTGATCCATTAGATCCAAGTACACCAGTTCAACCATCAGATGTTACTGTGCAATACATAAATTATGTAACACAACAAGTTTCTACTTTTCATGGAAATGACACAAACACATTCAATAATAGTATTTATACGAATTATTTAAATAATTATAATTTATGGTTGAGATTTAATATGGGAGCACCCAGTGATTATGGATTACAAAATGCAGTTCTCCCAGCAAGTCCAATTATTCCTGTATTGGATCCAAATCAAACTGTGATTGGTATATTAAATCCTTTATATCCAGGAATATTGAATACTCAAGCATATTATAATGAATTAAATTTGCCAAATTCAAGTGCATTGATAGGTATATTAGATTTATCATATATTCCATTGTTTATGAATTTAGATATTCCAAATGCAATAGTGATATATTTAAATAACAGAGGAATAATATCAGCAACAAATTCTGTTTTTTGTAATACTATATTGAATTTATTAGCAACAACACAACATGCTATAATGACAACATTAAATGGGATATTGGCAGGATCAACATTAAGTTCTGGACCATATAAGGATGTACTAGTGACAATGGTGGAATTATCAAATTATTTAGTGTTGAATCCAACACCTCCGACAACTCCAATTGGTGGCAATTTATTACAGTCAGCAATAATTATGCTTGCAAATACAAT